CCGATGGCGCTGTTGATGAGGCCGATGGCTCCGTTCAGGGCCGAGCTCAGGCCACGGCTGATTCCGTTCCACATTCCGCTGAAGAAGCCCTTGATGCGCTTCACCGCGTCGTTGACGAATCCTGCAGCCTTGTCCCAGACGCCCTTGATGTAGCCGGTGATGGTCCCCCAGTTCTTGATGATGATGCCAAGCGGGGTGAAGTTGAAGAAGATGAACTTGATGATCTCGATGGCTCCAGAGATCACGGCCTTGATCTTGGTCCACAGGCTCGTGAAGAAGCTGAGCACCGCGTTCCAAGCTGTCGTCACGCCGGACTTGATCGCCTCCCATGCGGACGCGAGCCAGCCCATGATCGTGTTCCAGACCGCGATGGTAGCGGCCTTGATCTCGTCCCAGTAGACGATGATCAGGACGACGATTGCAGCGATGGCGGCGATGATCAGCGCGATAGGCCAGATCGACAGGAGCCATGCGGCCGCCATGGCGATCGCCGAAGCCGTGGCGCTGGCGGCCATGGCAATCCAGCTACCCACCCAGGCAGCAGCTGTCGCCACAGCCGAGGCAACAGCGGTCGCAGCGGTCGCAACCGTCTCCGCACCGAACAGGGCGAAAGTGCCGATGAGGCCGAACAGGGCCGTGCCGATCTGCGACACTGTGCCGATCCAGCCCGCCATGACGCCTGCACCGGCCACATTGCGCTGAGCCTCGTTGAGGTCCAGCTGTGCGTTGCTCGCGTCGATGGTGGACTGCTTGCCGTCGATCTGCGCCTGGTTGTAGTCCTCGGTCGCCTGCTTGCCGTCGAGCTTGGCCTGTGTGGCGTCGGCGTCAGCCTGCTTGAGGTCGATCGCCGCCTGCTGAGCCTCCAGCGAGTTCTTGCCGTGCTCCTTGACCGCGTCGTTGTAGTCCTTGGTCGCGGTCTTCTGGTCCAGCAGGGCCTGCTCCAGGTCGATGCCCGACTGGGTGCCGTCGATCTGTGCCTGGTTTGCGTCGATCTGCGACTGCTTCATGTCCTGGTTGGCCTGCTTGACGTCGAGCGCGGCCTGTGCGACGTCGTTCTGTGCACGCTGAAGGTCGTCGGCTCGCTGAGCACCCTGGTGCATCAGGTCGTTCGCCTGGCCGATGATGTCGTCCATGCTGGCGAATGCAGCGCTTGCCGCGATGGACCCGGCAGCAACCTTGTTCAGGCCGCCTGCCGACTCCTGGCCTGCGTTGCCAACTCCGTCGAGGTCGCCGCTTGCACCGTCGGCCGCGTTGCCCAGATCGTCCAGGCTCTGGGCTGCACCTTCAATTGTCGAGGATGTACTGCCGAGGTTGGCATCGATGTCAATCGTCACGTCTGCCATGTTCCACACCTCCCATCGACTTGTTGAGATTCTTGATCGCCGCAAGCAACTGCATCGGCGACTTGCGCTCCTGCCTTCCGTACGGAATCAGGAAGTCCGACAGCTTGAACTTCTTGCCCTTGCCCCGGTTGCCATTCGCTATTGTTGCCGCAATGGTGGCCGCCTGGATGTCTCCTCGACGTGCGCCGAGTGGACCGCTCATGTTCTCGTAAGCGATCCACTCGGTCAGTTCTGAAGAGCTCAACCGGGAATCCAGGTCCGCCACCGTCATCCCGAGGTGTGCCGCTAGTCGGAAGCGGAAGAGTCGCTCGGGGCGGCTTCGGAGTTTCCCTCGGCTTCCTTCACCGCGTAGCGACCCATGCCAGAGAGCTCCTGGACCTTGGCCGCCAGCCGTTCGATGATCGCTCCGGACTTGCTGCCCAGCTCGCCCGCAGCGATGTCCTTGTTGGTGTACAGCCGGTCGAAGTTCTCGTCGACCATGGCCATGCCCACGAGCTTCTCGCGGTACACCTTGAGGGACTCGACCTTGAGCTGGGGGTTCTGGCCGTTGGCGACGACCGAGCCCGCCTCGATGTAGCCCCGGTCGGCGGCAGACAGCTCCATGAGCCTGACGTCCCCGCCCCACTCGGGCACGGGCACGTCCTCCCACTTGCGGTCGACCGCGCTGTTGATCTGGGACTTGTTGGTGATGAGTGCCATTTCGCTCTGTTCCTCAGCTGCCAGCGGTGTGGGTGAGCTCCGGCTTGCCGGAGATCTTGACGGTGACGGTCCGCTCCATCTTGTCGTCGTGCGGGAACTCGTCGCCGTTGGCCGTGATCAGCCCGGCGAAGTCCCACGTGTACTCGTCGGCGGTACCGGGGAAGATCACGACCTGGTAGTTGCGCAGGTCGTCCTCCTCGAAGTCGTCGTCGAGCACCGAGATGGATGTGACACCGGGGTCGTAGTTGAGCGTGATCTCGACCTCGCCGCCGTCCTTCAGCCCCTTGACGAACTCGCGGTACTGGTCCGGGCTGTCGTGCGCGGTGACCTCGATGGCCTCGCGCTCACGGCTCGGACCGCTGATGTCCGTGATGTTGGCCACGGCCGCGAACGTGCCGGGCGTGTTGGTCTCGCGACGGAACGAAGTTCCCCACGCGTCCTGTCCTGCCATTGGGTCACACCTCCTGGTGAATCACTATCCGGAATTGTACCGGAACGTGGCGGATCTCGGGGTCCGGGTCGCGCAGCGTACTCAATTGCACGAATCGGATGGAAACGATATACCACGAATCCGGCAGATCAATCGCCAGGATCTGGTGGTCCAACAGCGCGATGATCTCGTTGGCGATATCGATCGCCGTCTTGAATCCGCGCGCTTTCGTCCACACGTGCATCGTGGACAGGATGTCCCAGCCGAATCCGCCATGCCAGTTGTCAGGGATGGAGAACATCTCGCCCATCGTGACATACGGCTTGGAGATATCTTCGGGAACGTCGTCGTACACACCGGCCGAGATCTCGCCATTCAGTGTGGCGTACAACCCGACCAGGAGCTCGTTGAAGGGACCGGCCGCAACAGGAGCGCTCATTAGCTGATCTCTCCTTCGATGCGGCGCGCGATGCGCTTCGGACCCTCTTGACGCGCCCACTGGATCGTGGGTGCAACGTACGGCTGAGCCGGGCTCCGGCTTGTACCGTTCTCCACGTAGATGGCGTAGTCGACACCACGTGGCCCGACGGTGTAGCCGGTCCCAACCTTCTGTGCCTCGATGGAGTCGCGCAGCTTCCCGGTGTCGACCGGAACGACACCCTTCATGTGCGACTCGACATCAGCAGCGAACTCTGCCACAGCCTCCTCGGTAACACCGGCCACACGGTCGGCGATATCGCGAAGACGCTGCTGAGCTCCACGGAGCCCTCTTGCGTTAATGCCCACGACGCCCACCTCCCGATGCGTTGTGCCTACCCAGAGCGAGCAGGCCGAGCAATGACCAAGCCTGCGACTCATCCCAGTTCCCGGCACGGGCTGCGGCTTCCGCCCGCTCACGCGCCTCGCTGGGGCCGATCGGCTTCTCCGCCTGAGCGGGCTTCTCGATGTCCGACACGGCCTAGCCCTCCTGCTCGCTCTGGATCAGCTCCACGTCCGCGCGGAGATACACGCCCGGTGTGGAGGGCTTGACGACGTTCATCACACGGAAACGATCCGAGCCCTGGCGAAACTCATCGCCGCGCTGGATGTCGTCGTCATGGTTCTGGTACACCTTGTGGGTCAAGGATGCACCTGCCTGCTCCGCCTCGAACTGCTCACGGGCCGACGCCTGGTCAATCTTGACACGGCGCTGGCTCTGGAGCAGGGCGTAGGAGTAAGTCACTCCGCCTTGCCCGTCCGACACTTCAGCGCGACGATAGACATCGGCACGCTGCTTGAGCAGATGTGACACCAAGCTCATGTCAGTACCTCGATCCGAGATCGGGGCGCTCCACCCAGGGGAAGAACCCGTCGATGCCGCCGTCCTCCACGAGGATCTTCTCCGTGGGGGTCAGCGGGTCCATCGTGCGGGTCCGCTTCCAACCGAGCTTGGTCACCCAGCGCTGCGCGATCGGAGCGAGCATCGCGGAATCCTCCGAGCTGCCGCCCGACCCCGAACCGCCGGAGCCATTGGTGTAACTGTAGTCGCCGAGCGATTCGCTCTGCTTCTCGGTGCCGGTGCCGAAGTCCTCGACACCCTGCTCCTTCTGCCACTTGGCCTGCCAGGACACGGCCTGCTTCAGGATGCGCAATGTGCGCGGCTGGAGGCTGTCCTTGAGTCCGTAGTGGACGTCCGTGAAGAGGTCTATGATGGACTGCGCAACGTTCAGGTCTGCCTGGTACAGCGTCACGCCTGTGATGGCGCTCGCTTCAGCCGGGGTTGCCCAGGTCTCAGCGCAGTCCTCGGTGGGAGTTGACACCTCGGCCTCCTCGGCCTCGTAAAGGCGGCTCGCTGGCCGCGTAAGCTGAGAACGCCCCGGTCCCGGTGAAAGGGGCCGGGGCGTCCCTGGCAGGCCGCCTACGGGGCGTACGCGGCCTTGGCGGATCAGCTGAGCGCGGAACCGTCGTCGATCAGGACCGCGAACGCCTTCTCGTGGCCGATCGCGAAGCCCTTGCGGACACGGATCTTGACGTTGGCCTCGTCGGTCGTGGAGATCGCGGCCGGGATCGGCTGGGTCTCGACGGTCGAGCGGTCGCCGACGACCAGGAAGTCGCGGTTGCCGAAGACCATGACCGGCGCACCCGTGGGCGCGGCGGAGGCCGTGGCGTTGACGCGGCAGCCGTTCGACCAGCGCACCGGGAGGTCGAAGACGGTGTCCGGCGTACCGGCGTCACCACCCTGCCCGCGCACGAAGATCGGCTGACCCTGGTCGTCCTTGATCTGGCGGAGCTGCTTGCGGAACGTGGGGTGGGCGATGACGACGGACATGGCCTCGTCGAAGTAGTCGCCGTCCTCGTACCGACCCAGCGCCTCGGAGAGCTCGTCGTACGTGACCTCGCCCGCCGTCACCGTGCCGACGATGTTGTCGTTGGCGGTGTAGCCGGTGGTGGCGTTGGTCTGCGTGAGCGCCCGGTACACCGAGGTGTAGGGGATGGTCGTGCCGTTCTCCGCCGCCGAGACCGCGAGGGTCGCGTTGTCGAAGTACTTGGCGTAGGAGGTCGCCCAGTCCCGCTCCTTGGTGGCGATGATGTCCGCCGCCGAGTCGTTCAGGTCCTCCTCGGCCACGGTCAGCAGACCGGTGTGCTTGCGGGCGGTCAGCAGGACGTCGTCGTTCTCGTCGTTGCTGGAGGTGTACTGACCCGACTTGCCGAGGGTCTTGACCTCCATGCCGGACGAGCGCGGCTCCTTCTTGGTCGCCGTGGACATCGGGGTGTGACGCCCGAAGAACTCGACGGCCGAGACCTGCGCGACCCGCTGGATGACGGCGGAGTCGGTCTCCTCCGGGATCCAGTCGTCGAAGTTGTCGGCCGCACCACCGGCGATGAAGTAGATCGCGTCGCCGTTGGCTCGGTAGCCGACGACGTCGCCGGTCTCGAACTCGGTCCAGACCTGAGCGGACTTGCGCGTGGCCGCCAGTTCGGCCTTGCGTGCCGCCCACTCTGCCATGGAGTTGTCCATGCGGGGCTCCTTTCGGGAGACGTAGGTAAATGCATACAGCCCCAGGTGAGGGGTTGCCCCACCCAGGGCTGCTGCACTCGGCACTTGGCCGGACGTGCTCGCCGCAATGATACCTCATGCAGCGGGTTCTCGCTTACAGACCTCGCAGCCTGTTGGCGACCTTCTGTGCGGCGGTGAGCTTCTCGTCACCGGCACCCTCGTCACCGCCACCGGCTCCACCGGCCTTGCGAGCGGAGCCCTTGCCCGAGCCCGCCCCGGTGCCCGCCCCCTCGCCGGTACCGCTGGAGGTCTTGGTCCGGGTGGTGCGCTTGCTGGTGGCCTTGCGCGGCCCGAACATCTCGGGCATGTCCTTCTTGAGGGCCTCGACCTGGTCGGTCACGTCGATGGTGCCGTCCTCGTCGTCGATGTCGACCTCGCCGACATCGATCATCCGGACCAGACGGTCCACCAGAGCCGGACGAGCACCAGCCGCCATGAGCTCGGCACGGGCGGCCATGCGGATGACGGTCGGCTTGAACGCCTCGCGCCCCTCCTCCTTGGCCTTCTCGATCAGCTCGTTGATGCGGCGCGTCGCGGCCTCGGAGTCGACCTCCTTGCCGGCAGTCCGCTTGAGCTCGTCGAACTGCTCCTGCAACGTGGCGAAGTCGGAGGCCAGCTTGGCCTTCTCGGACTCGGCGGCTGCGAGCCGGGTGCCCCGGTTCTTGGAGTTCTTCAGCTTCTTGAGGTAGGCGGCACGGAGACGCTTGACTTCGGCGGCGAGTTCCTCGGGCGACTTGCCCTTGTCCTCGTCGTCGTCGTCGTCGTCTTCGTCCTCCTCGTCCTCGTCGTCCTTCTCGCCCTTGTCGTCGTCCTCGTCGTCATCGTCCTCGCCACCGTCGGCGTGCCAGGGCATGAACGGGTCGGACGCGGGGTAGATGTGAGCCCACCCAGGCTCGTATCCGTCCACACCGGAAGCGGTGAGCAGGTCCAGGCCTGCACCCTTGGCCGCTGCCAGGCCGGGACGGAGAAGGTTCTTCATCATGCGTTGATCCTCACGGGTTACTTGTCGGAACACTCCGGCCTCGACCGAACTCGCCATTCTTCAAATCTCGACGAGCCCGCTCAAGCACGGTCTTGGGGAGATCGGGATTGCCCGAGAGCAACTCCTTCAACGCTCGGATCCTCGCCGCGTTGGATTCGGATGGAAGTGAGAATCCCCTTGCGATGGATCTTTGCGCCTCTCGGCTTACCGCGTCTGGCAAGCTTACCTCGCCAGGCTTGGCCCACGCTGGATCCCACGGAACAGGGCGGCATCGGCAATGTGGATGGAGAGGAGGCCGAACTCCCTTTCCGCCCTTTGTGGGCTGGGGGTCGTTCTGCTTGGGATCCCAGCTGAGGCCCTCTTGCCAGTTCTCTCCAACAGGCACGATCTTGCCGGCATAGGCCAGGCAGTTGACGCAGGCATCTCGCTCAGATACCCAGACCTCGTACTTGGCCTTGTTCGCTGTGGTGGTTGCCTGCATCGTCTTGGTCACGTGCTGATTGACCGTCGTCGTGATCGTGCTCTGTGCACGTGCCACAGCGTTGCGAGCCCGGCGCAGCCCCGACAGCAGGCCACGCAGACCCAGACGCTCGATGATCGGCCGCTTCAGCAGAGCCTTGGACTCCTTGAGTCCGTCCTCGACGGCAGCCTTCACAGCGGTGCGCGCGTCCTTCAGGTCCACCTTCGGAGCCACTACGTTGGTCGCTGCGGCCTTGCCGGACGCGCCCTCAACGAAGGCTGAGCCCTGCTCGGTCGCGGTCGTTACAGCGTCGCCTACGGCCGTCGAGAGGGCTGAGATGGTCGACGCTTCGAGCCCTCCCAGCGCCTTGTTGCTCGCACCCAGCGCCTCCTTGATCATGGAGTCCAATGCATCACCGGCACCGGGCGCAGACATGGAGCCGAACTCCTTGACCCAGTTGGTCGTGGCCGAGCGCACGGCATCGTCAATTGCAGCGAATCGCTTCTCGGTCGCAGCCTTGATGGCCTTGTCCTCGATGCTCGCGATGGTGTCGATCTGCTTCTGCTGCACGAGCTCCAGCAGCTTGTCGACGTCAATGCGCTCGGCCATGATCCACTCCTGTCAGACGTTCACGCCGAAGTGCGCGGCGAGTCGGCCGACCAGATCGGCCTTGAGCTTGAGGTCGGACACGTCGACCTCCTCCTTGTCGGCCAGGTCCTTGAGGGCCGGGACCGTGAGCGCCTCCAGGTCCGCCAGGGTCGGCTCGTCGCCTTCCTCCTGCTCGTCCTCGGGCGCGGTGGTCGGCTCGACCTCCGGCTCCTCATCGATCTCCAGGAGGAACAGCTTGCCGTGCTGCATGACTCCCTCGTCCACCCGCAGCGCGTCCTTCTCGTCGCGGCTGAGTTCGTCCTGGTGCACGACACGCATGGCGCGCCCCTTGCTCCACATGAGCTCGGACATGTCAGGTACCTTCCTCGTCGGTGTTCTCCTCACGCAGCCCGGCGATGTCGCCGAAGAGATCTGCGATGAGCTCGTTGGCCTGGGACAGGTCGATGCCCAGGGCTGCGGCAGTGCCGATCTTCTGGACCGCGTCGCCCATGGCGTTCAGCAGCGTCACCCGGCGCAGGAGCTCTGCGTCGTTGGGCTTGCCTGCCAGCCACGTGTGGACGGTGGTCTCGTCGTACCCTGCCTCGGCGAACGCGATGGCAGGCGGGATGCCGAGGTCGATCTTCTTCTGGACGAGCTCCAGCTTCTCGGCCTCGGGGACGTACTCGATCGGCTTCCACTTGATCGAG